TTATATGTCTTTGGTCTACCCATAGGTCTCTTAGTTGTATCATACTTCCTGACCTTTGGCGGATTATCCATTCTCCACCTATTCCATTGGAGTAAGAATTGCTCTTGATTCCAGTCCAAATAACATTGAGGATGAAATGTAAGAATGACCCCACTCTTAAACCTAACAAGAACAGCTTCCTCACCAGCTTGTATAAGTCCATCATCCTTACCACATTTGGCTTCTTTCTTTAAGTGTACAAATCTCACGGGTTCAATATCTCATATAGTATGTATATAATGTAGCTAAATTGTTCGTGACTTTAATATAAGTATAAATTATAGCTTTGTGGATGTCAATAGTTTTATGGTGGAAATATCAGAATAACCTGTGGACTTGACAAGAGTTTTTTAGGGATGCTATTATTTTACTGTATGGCTAATTTACTTGAGTTAATCAAAGAGCTTGCTCCTAACCAAAAGGAGTATATAATCCGCAGGATTGCTGGACTTAACCCAAAAGCCTGTAGGGAACTGGTAGGAATACAGCAAGGTACATATAATACCTGGTTCCATAATGAGACTTTTGCTGTAATCCACAGACAACTTCCTGACTTAGTACACAACCATCGTAGTGAGGCTATCCAGATACTCAGACGTAATAACCAGCTTGAAGCTGTGTTACTTGAGGGTCAGATAGTACAGAAGATGAAGGAAGAAGTGAGTAATGGGGAGTTGAACTTGTGTCGTACTAACCTAGCTAGAGAAGTCTACAGTAAGCTAATCTCAGACCTTGATGCAGTGCCAGCAATACAAAACCTTACCTGGCAACAGCGTGTTAGACAAATCTTCCTAAACCCAGGTCAGCAGCCACAAGGAGGTGAAGTAATAGATGGCGAGTTTGAAGCAGTTAATAGCGAGCAGACAGAACATCCGCAGGGCGACCTTCTCACGGATAACCACACCGAGGGAGTTGAGGAAACTCAGACATAAACTAAACCTCAAAGGATTTAAGTTCCAGCGATGAAGGTAATGTTGGTGGAATGGTATGATTCGTGCTCTTGTGATAGTTGGATTACTAGAAGTATAGAAGAGCATATAGATAAGGTCGTTAGTATGGGTATCCTATTCAGAGAAGATGAGAATGAGATAGAGCTAGTTCCAAACTTAGGTACTGATGTTAAGTTACATCCTATTGCCATTCCTAAAGGTTGTATAATAAGGAGAAGACAATTACAGCTACGATAATCATACCAAGGAGGCTTGATACTGTTGCTTTAGCAGGCAACTTACTATATATAGTAAACAAAAATAATCAAGTTGTCCCTTATAGGTTCAATAGCGTTCAGTCCTATTTCCATAATAACAAGAGCTACAGGAATATAGTCCTAAAGGCTCGTCAACTTGGGATGTCTTCATCTATCCTTGCTGACCATTATCTCCATTGTGTCTTCATTGAGCATACTAACTGTGCTGTAGTGTCCCATGAAACAAGAGCAACCCAAAGGCTGCTAGACAGGGTACAGTTCTATTATGATACTATGGGTGACCCTAAACCACAGATAGGTGCTGAGTCACGTTCAGAGAAAACCTTCCCTGAGATGCACAGCACAATCTACATTGGTACATCAGGAGCTAGAGCTTTCTCTAGGGGAGATACAATATACAAAGCTCACTTGTCCGAGGTAGGGTTCTATGAGGATGGTGAGAAGATACTATCAGGTATCCAGGATGCTGTTCCTATGAATGGAGAACTTACCTTAGAGTCCAGTCCTAATGGTGAGAACAATGTCTTCTTTGATACCTGGGTAAAGGCTAAAGAAGGAAGAAGCCCCTACAAACCTTTCTTCTTTCCTTGGTGGTGAGGTACAGATTACCAGATACCCAGAGATGTGACAGACCCTAACATATTAAACCTATTAGCCCCACAGGACAGAGGTGCATTAGAGTACACAGATGATGAGCAGTTCCTAGTTGACACACATGGTCTAACCGAAGCTCAGATTCGTTGGCGTAGGTTTAAGGTATCAGAGAAAGGTGGACTGTTCTATATTGAGTATCCTGAGAATGATGTTGACTGCTTCATTACCATAGGTGACCCTGTATTTGACCAGGCTCTCTTGACAGATATGGCTAATACTTGTTATGATGGTGAGAGCCATACTGGGGGATGGAAATTCTGGTTACCTCCAGTAGAGGGGGTGAGATATATTATAGGAGCAGACACATCTTCAGGAGCACCCGAAGGTAGTTATAGTGCTGCAGTAGTGCTAGACCCCTTATACCGAGTATGTGCTACCTTCCAAGCAAGATTAGAACCTAACCAATTTGCTAAAGTCCTGAAGGAAATGGCTATCCATTACAATAAAGCAGAGATAGCTGTAGAAAGGAACTTTACTGGGTATGCTGTTCTTGAGCAGCTGAAGAACTACCCTAATGTTAGTCTCCAGAAGGACTTTACTACAGGGAAGATGACAAGTCAGCGTGGTTGGTGGAGTAATGACCAAACACGAGAGATGCTAATGACAGTGACTAGGGAGAAGCTCCCAGATGTAAAGGTGTGGGATTCTAACTTAGTCAGGCAACTAAGGAGTTTTAGATACATTAAAATAAAGACTAAGTACAGGGAGCAAGCTACAACTTATGATGACTTAGCTATAGCCTTTATGATAGCAGTAACTGTCCGTAAGACAGGCTCTGTAGCTAAGGGATTTAGGGGTAGTTACAATCCTTGGTCTTGGTAAGGAGGAATTATGGCATTACCAGATTTGAGTAAGATAAAGGAGGATATAACAACTCTCAAGACCTTTTGGGGACAGAGGAACAAAAAGTTCAATGACTGGTATGAGCTTCTAACTTTGATAGATAGCTTATCATCCAAAGGGCTTGAGTCCTATGTGAGTAATGAACCTCAGACTTTCTACAATATGGCACACTACCTTTTGACCAGAGGTGAACTCACTCATGGTATCCCTATCCCATCAGAGTCTGCATTGGACTTGGACAGGAGAGCTAGAGTACATAGGGGCTGTGAGTATAATTGGCTTACTATAGACAGAGAAAGGCAAATGGGTGGTCAGATGCCCTTCTTAGATGAGCTAGGTCATTATCTCCTTACCTTGGGTTGGTATTCAGTTATATACTTCTTTGACCAGAAGACTGGACTACTTCGTACCCAGATATGGAATCCTTATGATGTGTACCCCAGATTTGCTGATGGTAAGTTGTCAGCTTGTGTCCATAGCTACAAAATACCTCAAATAGAAGCCATAATTAAGGCAGAAGCTAATGGTTGGTCTTATCAGCCACCTAATAACCCATCTGGGGAAGTTGTGCTAGATGACTATTGGAGGTTTGAGGGAGGTACTCCGTACAATATAGTCATTATAGATGGTAAGCCAGCCCATGAGTGGGTTGACCGCCCAGAGATGGAAGTCCTTGTGTCTCCCATTGGTGGTTTCCCTGATAAGGGGAGTCTAGCTAAGAAGAAAGCTAATTGGACTAGGCTTACTGGTAGAAGTATCTTTGAGGTCAATGAGAAGGTCTTCATCAGCTTCAACAAATGGAAGACTATGGTAAGTCAGATACTGCGTGATACAGCACAGCCAATCATCCAAGAGTTCAGTTCTGAGGAGAAGGCTACACCTGAGCAAGTCAGAGAACGTGGTGGTCTATTCCACTATGCACCAACAGACCGAGGACTTGAGAGAGTCCCCCCTGCAGCCATTCCAATAGAAATCCAGGCTCACTTGATGGAGATGCGTAGGGAACTGATGAAAGGTGGATTCAATGATGCTGTGTATGGAATGATGGAGGGAGAGTCAGGCTATGCCTTGTCAGCTTTGGCTTCATCTTCAGCTAACCAGATATTATATCCCTTCATGGATGCCAAGCACTTTGTTATTGGTGAAGGTGACCGCTTCTGGCTATCCCATCTTAAAGCTTCTAAGCGTGTATTTGAAATAAAGGGCAAGTTTGTAGAGAAGCTATCGCCTACTGACATACCCTCAGATGTAAGTGTAGTTGTGGAGTCAGATGTAGCCACACCCAAGGATATGCTTGAACGTGGGACAGTAGCCCAGTACTACAGTGAGTTCATGGATAAGGCTTCAATCCTGAAGGAAGTGCTGAAGGTAAATGACCCACAGGCAATCTTGCGTAAGAAAGACCTTGATGAGATATTACACTCACCTATGGCTATGATGGTCAAGCAGATAGCTGGCTTCAGAGCACATGGTAAATACCTCCAGCTACGAGGTGACCATGCCCAAGCATCCTTATTCCTTAAAGCAGCTGATGCTTTGGAGATGCAGATGGGAGCACCAGCTCCTGGGCAAGGTAACCCTGCAGATATGGGCAGAATTGAAGAGGCTAGGGCAGCCCCTGGTAGAGCTAGACGAATACCAAGGGCTAAGTCTGGTGTAGCTCCTCCCGAAGCTACCCAAGCGTTCACTCCACAGCAACTTCGTGGAATGATAGGTCGTGGCTCAATAAGGAGATAAGATGAATGGTGAAGGAATAAAGTTTCCAGAGTTTCCAAGTCAATTTACTGAATCAGATGCAGAAAGGTTGGAAAGACTCCAATCCTTAGCTGCGGAGCAGCAAGCCATCTATACACAACACTTTGCCCCTGGAGCCTGGGAGGGTAAGTCAGCTGTAGAAAGAGGATTGAGGGGTTTTGCTGCTACTGCCTTTGACTTCCCAAGATGGCTGAGGAATATTACCCCTTGGACTGAATATGGCTTTACACCAGCCCAAGCTGACAGATACATCCGTGAGACTGAAGCTGATATTCAAGAGCTTACTAGGGTACAGATTGTAGCTGATAGAGTTCCAACTATCCGAGACTATATCACAGGTATGGCATTAGCTGGCTTACTTACAGGTGAAGAAGCACAGCTGTATCAGCTAGTCCCAGAGCTAGACCCAACTGCACCTGTATCACAAAGGCTTCCTTTGACTGAGGAAGAGAGAAAATGGTTCTTAGACTACGCTTCCCAGATATCTACCATGTCTAAGGAAGACATTAGTAATGCTTATACTGAGGGATTCCCTGCTCCAAGCTCTATAGATGAGCTAATGGACTTGATTAAGATATCACCACAGCTTCAACTAAGTCCAGACCAAATCCTATCTGTGGTAGCTTTCAGCAAGGACATAGAGCAAATTGGTGATTACCTACGGCTTGCCTATCCTCCTCAAGGTGGTATGACTGAGGCAGAACAGCAAGAGGAATTTGAGTATAACATACAGCAGACTGTTGCTACCGAGCTACAGCAATATGGGCTTGAGTCCACAGGTAACTTTGAGGAAGATATCAAGAAGCTTAATGAGGCTCGTATAACCCAAGGTGGAAATACCATCATGTACATGACTCCTGATGGCTATTCATTCCCAATAGTTAGGATGGAGGATGGCTACTATAACTTCTCAGGAACAAAGATAGCTAACTTTGGTGAGGATGGAGAGCCTGAACCTATGACCCCTGGGGATGAGTATGAGGCAGATAATACACCCCCTATCCAGGTTCCCAATGCTTCTAATAGAGATGAGGCTGAGAGGTTTCTTAGGGTAAACTTCCAACTATTACCAGAGGAAGGTATCCAAGAGTTCTTTACTTTGGATGGTAGTGAAGAGTCTATAATGGGATGGTATGACAAGTATCTTATCTTTCCTCTTCTTGGCAGAGAGTACTTCCTAGATGCTGAAGAAGAGAAGCACTTCCATACAAGCCCTTATACTACCATGTGGACTGATAGGCTTATCAATGCCCATGCCAGTATCTATGAGCCTACCATTGAACCACATGTCTTGACCCAGTTTGGTCAAGCTTGGACTAAAGGTGTGGGTGATATCATCACTATGTCTGGTGGTGCTTTGAAGATGATGGGTGAGGACAGTATATCAGAAGGCTTGATGTATAGGGGTGGATATCTTCAGAGGGCTATGCCATATGTAGCCAGCCTTGAAGACTTCACATGGACTGAAGCTCTAGACCCAAGGTTCTGGGTTACCCCACAGGGGAGGCAATTATTCCTTGAGGGTTCAGCAACTCTACCATTCCAAATGCTCCTTTTACCTTTGACCTTGCTTGGATGGGCTGGAGGTGCTGCCATTGGTACTGCTGTGACAACTAGGTTTGCTATTGGTGGTTTTGCTAAGTGGGTAATACAGACAGTATTTGCTGCTGGTGGGAGTACTGCAGTATCCAGGACTGTAGAGTCCCTTGGTGAGGCTGGTGGTACTATGGATGCTATGCTTAGGATGGGAGTACCAGAAGAGCAAGCTCTAGATGCAGCTAATGAAGTCTTCTGGAATAACATGAAGCTTGCTGGCTTTGACTTTGGTGAGGCTCTTGTGGCTCTTGCCCCTATGCCTAATAGTATTAAATGGGTAGCCAACGCTATGAACAGTGGATTCTTTAAGGTGCTGAGGGTAGGTGGTAGGGTAATAATCACAGGGCTACAAGAAGGTGCTGAGGAGTACTATCAAAATGCCATACAGAAAGCTGCTATGGGTGACCCTGACCCCTGGGCGTGGGATTCAGAGGCACAGTTGGCTGCTACTCT